ACCATCGCCGACAACCGCGATCTCTGGCTGACGAAGAACACCGAGTGCCTTCATAACATCAGCAAGAGCTTCAGTGGTTAGCTCGAAGCTAACATCTGCGGCTGGGAACTTGATCTCCTTGTCGTCCTTAGGAGCAACGATAGTATTCGGATCTGCGAATACGTAGTTGACCTTCTTCCCACCCGACTTGATGACGACCGACTTTTCGCCGATCTGAAGTTCGGGATCATCGAAGAGGCTAAGAACCGACAGGAACTTAGACAGATCGTAGATAGCAAAAGAAGAAGGGAACTCCTGGTCGAGCGTAGCCTTAGCTAGGATCGTCTTGGTAGGAGTAATGGTACGAAGGCTGTTGCCTGGACGGAACAGAATGCTCGGATTGATGCCGGCAAAGTTCTTCAGTACCTGAATTGTACGTTGATCGAGTTTCATATTCTAATTTATAAGCCTTAGTTGACTGCGCCGTCGCGCTCACGCTTAACGCGATTCTTGATGTCCTTGAAGGTACCACCGAAGTACGAGTTAGCACGGATACGATAGAAGAGACGGTTGGTCTCGTTCTTGTTGGTGTTAGCAACAGTGATCCACGGGTTCTTACCCGCTCGCCATGCTTCAGTCTTAGCGGTTGCTACTTCTGCATGAGTGCGCTCTGCACGGACAGCCTGGATCAGGCCGCCATTGATCGAAGGACGCAGACCCTTAGACGACTTAGTCTTACGCGTACGCTTCTTACCCATAATATATGCTCCAAAGATGTAGGGATTGTGATTCTCTTATATACTAAGTGACTAAAAATGTCAATCACTTAGTACTAAGCATTACTTCTTCTTTTTGCGGTTCTTCAAGATCTCGGTAGAGTCAGCGGTTGCTGAAGCTCCGATCGATGCAAGGTGGGCCAGTGATCCACCGAAGATATAGCTACCGACATGCTGCATCTGCATCCAAGGACAGAACCAGACCTTACGACCCATCTTCTGTACATTGTAACAGAACATATAGTCTTCAGACAGATAGCGCTTTGTATCTGGATCGATGATAGTATCGAAGTAGGCATGGATCATACGACTTCCATCGAATGACTCAGTGCGAACATGATCTGGCTTGTAACGAAGATCTGGGAATGCTACCTCATAAGCAGACAGCGTATCCTTTGTCATCATCATGAAGCCGGTACCGATCTCAAGGACTTCGACTGGCTCATTAAGAGGGATCGACTGCTGGCCACCCTTCGGGTTGAAGACGTAGTCACCAACGAAGTTTTCGAGGTTCTGAGGATCCTCATCAGCAAGACCCTTATCGACTGCCATCTTGATCTTTTCCCAAGAGATACACTTCTTAGGATACGGACCACCAATGACATGATAGTCTGGGTTAGTGATCGACAGTGCGAGTAGGGCAATGACATCATTCGGATTAAAGCCGATGTCAGAGTCGATGAACATCAGATGAGTACAATCTGAACGCATAAACTCGTCACAGCAGTAGTTGCGTGCTCGAGTGATCAGTGACTCATTGAAGAGATAGTATAGCTGAAGTCCGATTCCGTACTGAGTACAGAGCGATGAAAGGTCAGCCATTGAGCGAGTGTACATACCAGCACATTGGCCGCCATACATCGGGGTCGCTACGAAGAGCTTGTACTTCCTAAGCTCTTCTAGCGGGACGTTAATCTGTGTCGACATTAGTTCTTCTTAGCAGCCCTTACGCGGTCACTATCAGTGAATACCGAGCGGGTTCCGGCGGTAGCATAAGCGGTAGTATAGCTAGCTAGGTTGTTAAACTCAGCAGCCATATTGCCCTTAGCGAAGTTGATGGTCTTCTCGAGGCCGAGACCCATCGCACTTGCCTGGTGAGCTACCTTATCGAAGTTAGCGCCGAGGAAGATGACCTCCCAGTTCTTCTCTTCAACTTCAGCAAGCAGAGCCTTAACAGCGATCTGGTTGAAATGGCGTGACATGTTCTCTTCGCCATCGGTCATGATAACGATATAGGTCTTCTCGTCATTCTCATCGATAGCATGATGAAGAATACGAGCAGCCGAGTCATACAGAGGAGTCGAACCGCGTGGGCTTACTTCCTCAGCAGTGATGTCCTTCCAACCCTTTACGGTTGTATTACGAATGACAGTGTAGTCAATATTGTCGAAAGCGGCTAGGACGACCTTAGTGTCACCTACCAGCTTACCGACGTAACCATTGATTGATCCGATAGCTTCCTGCATCAGCGATGCCATAGAACCCGAACGGTCAAGCAGCATAAAAACGCGCATTATGTATTATCCTGTGTTTCGATGTCGTGGACATACAACATCATTAGTGAGTAGTGAAGGACCTTCATGAGGTCGTCCCTGTTTCTACCAGCCTTCTGTCCATATCGCTTAGCGTACTTAATGACGTTACCACGAGTAAAGCCTAGACCATCGCCCATGTCGATGATAAACTCGGTAGCCTGAAGCTTACCGACGGCGTAATGTTGGCTGTAGGTTTTGTCGACGTACTCTTTGAGCTGGGCTATGTAAGCGCCTTCGTCGAATTTATAGTCCGGTGTTACCGAATCCATTATATACTCTATTTATAGTTTACGAAAGGAAGTGTGCTAGAGTTTGTGACTCTTTTTCTTCCCAGACTTCGTGCTTACGATGCACGTTCTGCTGATAGGTGTAGTTACTATCGATCCACTCACGCTTGCCTTCAAGAACCGCATTGACTTCATTAGCCATATCGAGTGCGGTCTTAACTGGAACGTTCTGGCAGATGTGGTTAGCCGACTTCTTCGGGTTCAGCAACTCGAAGTTAGTTGGCATGCCCATGATGCTCAGCGCTTCCCTGTAGTTGATGTAACGATCATGATCAGGGTGAGTAAGCATACTTGGATAATGGCCAACGAATGCGCCAATGAAGTCTTTAGGCACAATTGTCCCACGGCGCATAACATTGCCGCCAGCAGCAAGCTTCTCATATTTGTATTTGCACTTTGCGACTTCGCGGTCATAGCCCTCTTTTTCGAGCCATGCGCCGACCTGGTTGTAGTCATATCCACGCTGCTCAATGAACGAGAACGTGTCATTAGAACGGACCTTTAGGAAGTCCATCTTCTCATTAGAGAACTGGTAGTGACTGATGCCACCAAACATCTCTTCTAGAATGAAGCGGTAGTATGGATCATCCTTCGAAGGAGTCTTAGAGCTGATCGGCTCTTGCATCGTGTTGCTTCGTGCATTACGAATGACATCCTCGATCTTTTCCCATGGACGGTTGTAGTAACCAAGGAGCGGAGTCTTGTCGCCCTTCCAGAAGAAGTAGAAGCTACGTTCACGGACCTGAGCGGTACCATGAAGAAGAGACTTAGTGCGGTAGATCGACATAGAGTAGCCATTGTCACGGCCAATCTTGCGAACCTGTTCACGGATAGCCTTACCGATCTTGCCGGCAAAGCCTGGGGCGTTCTCACCCCAGAAGACAGTGGGTTTTAGTTCACCGAGTACGTACTCGGCAGTTTTGATCATCCACTGATTGTTGACGTTATGTTCGCCAAAGCCGTGACTGAGCTGAGATAGCCCAGCGCAAGGACAAGTAGTGTTAACCACATCCACAGACTTCGACGGCCTGTCACCACGGTCAATGTAATGATAAGGTACATCAGCGTTATGCACGTCACGGAGGTGATGAATAAGATGTTGTTCATTATCTTGGAAACCTGTGTAGGTCATTAGGTATTCAGGCAAACTATCGTTAGCTTGCATCTGAGCAATAGTCATGCCGCCGATAAGCGGGATGATGCTCGCGTGTGTAATTGTCAAAAGAAAGATTCCAGTGATACGCTAGGTGGACGTACGACATTCGCAGGTAGTCCCTGCTTCTTCGGATCCTTGATCTGAGTCGTGTTATATTCGACTCCAGTCCAATGTGGATATGCCATACGTGAGAGATGGACGGACTTCTTATACTCCATTGCGTGGAGGTTCATCTCGCCCTTCTTATTTAGAAGGTACTCGGTCCAGCGATAGAAGGACACACCGTTGTCAGCACGACCGCAGAGCATCTCTAGACGGTCATTGAACTCTTTGCGAGCAGCCATACGCTCAGCCCAAGTTCCCCAGAACGGCTTCTTCATGAAGTAACCGGATTGCGGTAGCTTACGCTCTTCTTCCTCACATGGCATCAACTCGTAGATGACAACCGACTTAAGATTGTCCATACCCTGACATGCATAGATCGATGAAGCGTGCATGTAGTACTGATCAGCTAGCTCGGTAGGAGACGGCCACAGATCAGTGCCTTCCTTAGTCTCCTTACGACAGAGGTGATGCCTCAGATCGATGTTACCAAAGTTCAGCTCGATGTGTTCAACTTGATCTAGCGACTCGTAGACCTCTAGAAGAGGAGCGATGAAGCCCTTCTTCATTTGTCCTTTAAGCGTTCGCATAGGCGTAGAATGAATAGTCCAGCCGGGACGATACATGCTAACACCATGACTATCGCCGATAGCGATAGAGCTAGTACGATTAGGATGAACAATAACAGGAGCCGACTCCATACGCTTGAGGTTGTCCCAGTCGATATCATCGAATGCTGGGTCGGGAATACGACCATTACCACGGTCTTGCGCGAGCTTCTCAGTTAGCTGACGATGATAGTCAGGAAACGGAATAGCAATCGATGTAACTGGACCTTTGAAGTGAGTCAGGTTACGGAAGTTCCAGGCGTATGGGAAGCCCGCCGTACCACCATACAAGTTCAGTCCACCTGACCAATCGTTGCCATGGTACACGTAGACTTTATCGAAGTCATTGAAGTCATGAGTTACATTACCACCGAAGTTGATGGTGACATCTTCTCCGGTACCATGCGCAATCATATCAGCATAGACGACGCCCTGAGCAGCTCGATGGCTAGCCATGAATGCCGCAATAGGAATGAATGGCGCTACAACAAGTGATTTAGTCATCTTCATCCTCTGACCACCATTGAAGTAGATAGTGATCTGTCTTATGGTTTGGATCGATAGAGAGCTGCTCTACGTAGTCTTGTAGAGCTTCAATAGAGTCAAATGTCTTAATCAAAGAAGGACTCCAATGATGTAGATCCACCCTTGCCGGCCTCTTTCGAGATAGGCGCATTAGCACGATTAGCGGCTGTTGATGGACTGTCTTTTAGACGGTTGAAGACATTGAACTGACAGCAGCCAATCTCAATGCCAAAGGTTGTGAACCTACCAAGCTCTGAAGCTTCAGTAAGGTACTTATAATCCATTTCAGAAGAAATGTCAAAGTATTTCTCTTGGTTGTCCCGGATAGCCAGGATCATCCTCATAGTCGTTCTAGGATTGATCGGAAAAGCATTCCATAACGACTTAAGAGTAGCGCAAGCGCCCGGTCCTGCAACGACATAATCTGCGTTCTCGTCCAAGTTACCATGGCTGAGATCTGCATCACGGTCGCGTAGAAGAGCGTAGCGACTCCCATGCTCATGCTCAATAAGAGGAGCAGAGCCAACACCAGGCATACGTGCAAGGTTGCTAGAAAAGTGGTAGCCATAGTACGGACCAATGCCTGGATACGATGTAAGGAATTGATATGACTTCTCCATGTCGGGCTTAGTCGAATAGAAGTTGACCCAATCTGTCGATAGACTCTTGATCCATGCGATCATATCAGACGTACGCATCTTACGTTCTTTAGATGCAGAGTTGGGTGGGATTACCGTTGCGCCAGTACGAGGACAGATAACACCACGTATATCGATAGGAGTAGGATTGAGGCGAGCATGATCTCTCGATGACTTTTGAAGTGAGGTACGAAGCTCAGTAGTACCCCAGAGCTGCTGCTTGTTATAAGAAGCTAGCTCGATGTTACGCATTACTACGTATTCGTATTCCGCATCGCTTCGCAGTCGATCAAAGTCAACGTAGGTCGAACCCGTACGGGTGAGATACGCGAGGTCATCTGCTGTACCTGTGATGATGTCAAGGGTGCGACTTGGGCCGTAAAACTTGACGATAGCAGAATTGACGAGTCTATTGGTAAACGAGACTTCGTGGTTGTAATATAGGTTTGAGTTAAGCCAGATGATCTCATCATGGAAGCTTCGATTGGGGTGAAAGTACGGCACAGGTCGTCCATTGACCACGAAGCCAGTCCCAAACTCTTCACGGTGGGTGTATCCGTGCTGTGTATAATCGTCAAATGATTCATGCGTCTTACCAATTCTAACCGACCATTCGCGCTTATTGAATTCGCGGATGAATGAGCCTAGGGACGTACGGACATCGTGGTCGCAGTGGTCCCAGATCTCTTTATCTGTTAGTTGAACTACTTCAGTGGTTGTCAGGGCCATGCCAGACGTTTTCCTTCTCGACTAGATCATGTACGATACGGACTACCTTGATAGGCGTCTCCTTCTCGATGATTGCCGCTTGGATCTCGTCATCTTCAAAATGAAGACCAATGTCGTACCCGATATCGAGCAGATCATTGATGGTCTTTGCCTTATGATGTCCCGACTTTTCACGAGTCTTATCATCAAATGGGATATTGTTGAAGAAGACTCGATTGTGAATATCGTGCAGCTTCAGCCAGTGCAGAGTGTACTTAGCTTCTTCGATACTGCGACCAGTGATGAGGATATCGTAGGGTCCTGGGCGAAGTCCAGTGAACTCGCCCAGGTTAATAACACCATCAATATCGAAAGTGTTGATCCTCAAAATATGCTCCACTCGTATTCAGAGTTACCAGTCTTGAAGCGGACATAGTCATCACGCTCTTCGAGTATCTCACTGACATACGTAGTCTGCCAGAAGTCCTGAGCAGCGTAGCTACGAGCTGCGATAGAGCCAACTTGAACGGCCCAACCAACACGCGGCTTAACGCCGCGCTCGTACTCGTACTCATTAGTATCTGGGTTACGACGATTGATGATCATCGATGGACCGGAGTCACCAGCACCATCGCGAGTACGACGAAGAGAATAGGTCATGATGTAATTGCTTCCTTCAGATAGTCGATCATATCACCGATATAATCATACAGAGGTAGACCATATCGCGCGCAAACCATCTCGACATTACCCTTACGCCAGAAGCCGTCTGGGCAGCATACTACGATGGTCTTACCAGACATAGCAAAGAGACCGAGTTCTAGTAGAGTGATCGGCGCTTTGCCAGCTTCATCGAAATAGAAGCAGAGGATGTCTGCCTTCTCAAGATGCTCTAGCTCCCACGTAACTTGCTCATTGAACTTCTCATCGTTGATGCTTTGAACCCAGCTACTGTCCCAGTCATCACGACGTGGGTTGTAGATAGTTACAGGAAGATCGATAAGCGCCTTAGTTACTGCCTCTTGCCAGTTAACGGCAGCACCCATATCGATGCTGCCTGCTAGAAAGAGACTAGTATGTGGAGTACGCTTAGGCGCGAAGTAGACTTCAGCCATCAGAAAGTCTCCGGAAGAGCGTACTCGGTCTTGATAGTGTTGTACTTCGAAGTAACAGGAGTCCACTGACGCTTAGCGAGTGCTTCACATTCAGCATGTGCATCCTGGATCATAAGCTGCTGGATCGGAGTCTTCTGAGTTGCGGCCGAAGGACCACGAAGCGATCCAACCATACCCATCTCCTTAGCTACCGTTACATAACGGAGAGCATCGATAACAACACCAGCTGAGTTAGGCGAGTCCTGAACCGATAGACGAGCATCGAAAGTAACTGCTGCACCGCCGAAGCCTTCAGCCTCGATACGGAAGTGAGCTACCTTATTATCGCCGTGGTAAGCGATATAGCTAGACGGACCAGCATAGATGCCGTTCTTTGGAACTGGAATACCGCGAATATCGTTCTGTGAACGGATCACGTTCTCCTTAGAGATCTTCTTCGATGCTAGACGGGTTGCGTCCATCATGTTCAAGAAGTCGGTGTTACCACCATGGTTGGTCTGCTCATGGAACTTAACGTGCATTCCACGATTGAAGAACAGTTCCTGTAGCGCCTGGCTGAGTACCGAAGCACCGAGCTGTGAACGCATATCATCGCCGATAGCCGGGATACCTGCTTCGCGAATGCGAGCCTCCCACTTAGGATCAGATACGATGAAGACAGGAATACAATTTACGAATGGGACTTTAGCTTCGAGACAACCTTCTACATAGAACTCAGTAGCTTCCTGCGAACCAACCGGCAGATAGTTGAGGACAACGTCAACCTTGTAGTTCTTCAGATCGGCGACTAGCTTCTCATGCGTAAGCTGAGAGTCCCACTTGTTAAGACGGAACGACTCATCCTCGTCATGCTTCAGCATATGAGGAGCAACACCATCAAGAACACGGCCCTGGAATACCATTGCCGACATAGTCTCATCAGTGCAGACTGCCTGAATATCTTCAGCAGTAACATTGAAGTCCATAGCACAGTTTGGCTTTGCAAAGATAGCATCGCTCAGATAGCGGCCAACCTTACGCACATCGACATCATAGCCGAGTACAAACTGAATATCTTCCGGTAGGTAACCACCGATATCTGGGAAAGCTAGACCGTCGGTACGACCAGTCTTAGTGTAGAGCGCGACGCCTTCAACGAGGCTCTTGGCGCAGTTACCGACACCTACGACGGCAACACGAATCTTCTTATTCATTTGTATCCTATTTCAGTTTTTAACGAGCAATTTTGGTCCTCGGTATGAGGGGTAGGCCCGACGATGTAGATCGTAACTGTATTTATGTTATTTCGAGAGGTACTCTCGACATTGACTGAGACAATTCGAAATAAATTGCTTGTCGTTTATCTGCCGATTAAGTGGCGATGGATGTGGTAGCTTGAAGTGATCACACCCGATGCTAGTAAGTGCTTCAGAAGCAAAGTTACCTAGGGCTACCACCTTAGAGAAACTATATACAGCTTTCCTCAAATTGTCAAGGTCTACTTGGGCTTTTGTTACTTTACCAGGAATTGAACACGCGTTTACGAAGCCATACATATCGATACCAAGATCAGCCGTCCATTCATTAAGACGATCAAAGGTGGTATTCTTAGATGCAGGCTTCGCAGAAGGATTCTGTCCTACGAATAGGACGTCCAGTTTACCAGGATTGTTGATGTCCCTAGCCCACAGAAGGCCGGACATCGTAGATCCGATCTCAATACTCACTGACTATAACTCCGGCTTCAGCAAAGTATGCCTTCGACTTAGTGATAGACTCGAGCCATCGATCTTCTAGATGGGCTGGCAGTTCAGGCGCTACTACACGTTTGATGCCATACGAGATCATATGAACAGCACAGCGATCACACGACATGAACGGCCAAGTATAGAGGGTGCATCCTTTGACTGGACGAGGCGAGTTGATACACGCGTTCATCTCACCGTGGATGGTCATGCTATACTTGGTCGGTCGATCTATCAATCGCTGAGGCTGGTCATCAAGTCCTGCCGGGAAACCATTGTACCCGACAGAGACTATCTTACGCTCATCATCTACGATGACAGCACCAATCTGAGTTGATGGATCTTTACTCCAGCTAGCGATATGCTCAGCTAGAGCAATGAACCTATAGTCCCAGCTTGGGCTTATCATCTTCGTCTACCTCAATGATGTCTTCGAGTGCTTCAAAGGTCTGACCCAACTTCGTAAAGTCCATCATACCATCATGTACATCGAAGAAGATCTGGATGAACAACCAAGCGATCATGAAGGTATGGCGAGTCGGGAAGACTTCCGTTGGACCTTCGTGAGAGACGGCCGGCATCCACAACCACTGGAATGGATTGAGGTTAATACGAGTCGAGATATCTGAGTTGATTACGTACTTGATCATTTTACGAGTCCAAAGTGCTTTTCGTACACGTGGAGTGATGACACCTGCCAGATGATGTTGCCTGCTGGAATCTTCAGTGCATCGCAGAGATACAGTTGAACATGCTTCTGCCACGCGTAGTCATTCTTATAGCCGAAGACTACATCATTACTACGCATCTGCACGACTGCATGGAGTCGCTCATCACGAACGAGGTATTGTACAGTATTAGTGCACATAAAGTCGCTCATGCCATCTTTGTTATACTCAGTCTGCATAGACGGACGAGTATAGATCATAACAGCCCGACGAGACTCTAGATCACGCTGGAGCGTAGCTAGACACGACTTGAACTGTCGACCATTCTCTTCCGACCAGATACACCAACCATAATTGCTGTTGATACGACCGTCTGGTGTAGCAACAGCCTTCCAGATGGCTGGGATCGGAGCTGGAATGTCATTTACATTCAGTGAGCGCGACTCGTACCAAAGGATCTCACGATTGATATAGTCTTGGCTTGGCTGCCCGAAGATGGCAGGTTCATCAGCGTAGAAGCATGCACCTGGAATTTCGATCATCTTGCAACCAGTCTTGTCGGTTACAAAGCGCTCATGGTATAGCAGGGTCTTGAGCGTCTCACGAACATGACGCGTCTTATTAGTTACGTACATTAGATCTCCTGGCCAAACACATTTTTGACAGTAGTCTTTAGAGACGACTTGAAGTCAGCTTCAATACGGTCACCGACATCTTCTACGAGAAGCTGCTTCTTAGGAGCTTCCGAATGAGTGGCAACACGATTCAACATGTCACGCTGGATGGTTTGACCTTCCATACGACCACGCATATAAGCTACCGCGAAAGAGCAGTAGTTGATCATGTCCTTGTAGGTGTCTTCGAGGCTCTCGAAGTTAGGATTGACACCATTGCCCTGCTCGGCTACTTCAAGGAGTGACTGTGCACGAAGAAGCTTCTGGTGGATCATATCATGAATGGTCGATACACCACGACGATAGTGCATGGACTGAACAATATTCGAATTTGGGTTCTGATAGTCATTGCTCTTCTTCTTCTGAAGCTCAATGCACTCGTGCAGTACCGTCACTGACTCGCGATCAGTTGTCATGCATAACCTTTATATGTTGAGGGTGATAGCTTCCAAAGCTCGTTGGAAACATCATAGTCCCAGATAGTACCAAGTTTTGTGAGAGATGTCAACCGGTAAAACCGGCAAAACTCATTGTTAAAGTATTCTTTGAAGTAGTCTCTCTTACCATCTTCGTCTTTCTCACTCTCGTATAGTTCAAGAGCTTCTCCGCCATTCTTGGGGAT